GCTAAAGATTCCTTACTGACTGACCCTTGTACGTCACCTATTACAGATTCAGATGATAGCTTACCTTGTGCGGCTACGGCTTCAGGAGTTCCGGGGATAGTACTTGCTGTGTACTTCTCTGCGTTTTGTTGAGATGGTACGGTGACATCTAAATTTTCAGTTGATACGAGACTAGGACTTACTGCATCGGTCGTATCTAGAGGATTTGGTGGCGTAAGAAGCTCTTCTTCTTGTACTTTTTGTACTTCAGGTACGTACTCAGTGCCTGCTGGTAGCGTGGTCGCACCCGCTCTTTCTTCTATTGTCTTTTGAACGTCTGTTACTGGTGTACTTTCTGCCATATTATTCTTTCCTCTTGCTAATGCTTCCTGTATGAGTTTAGCTTCTTCAGGAGTTTTTACATCTCTTTGTGCTGATCTACGTAAAGCCTGCTCATAGGTGTAACTAGTAGGTAATCTCGGTTTCTGTTGTGGTGTTAATGTGTCTAGTATACCCATTTCATCGACAGAGGTTGTCGGAGGTTTACCTATAGACTTTAAATAATTATCATAATCTTCAGCTTGAATAGGATTATTAAAATTAACAACAGTGCCATCTGGTAATCTACGAGGAACAATTACAGAAGCACTTACCCTAAATTGATTATTCGGTATCGTTGATTGATATTTTTTGAATGCTTCGTAATCAGGTAGACTATCTGGGCGTATATCATTGACTACTCCCACCATCGATTTATTATCAGCTAAAGATGAAGTACCTACCATTCTTTCAAGTTGTTCGTTAGTCATACCCGCTTTTTTTAGATTTGTAGCTATTGAACCTAATCCTTTAGGTGGTCCTTGATAAAGAGCATCTGTATTCACAGACTGTCCGTATGATCTTGGTGTTGATCCTCCCCTAACTGTATCAGGAGTTCCGACTTTTAAAGGTACTCCTGCTTTCTTAGCTTTTTCTAACTCTTCTTGAGATTTTTTTACTGCTTCTTGAAAAGTCGTATTTTGAGGAGGTAACGCCATCTACTTCCCTACTTCATAACTATTGCTACAACCAAAGCTACCACGCCAAGCGTACCCACCATAGACATAGCTTCTATTCGCCACATTCTTTTGTCTAGGGTTTCTAGCTTATCGTTGACTGCTTGGTATCGGATGGCACACTCTTTTTCGTGTGCTTCCAATTCCATTTGTACCTTTAACTCAGGCTGCATCTTCATCTGCTGCACTAGCTTTGGTTTCATCTTCTTCGCTTCCCTTTACAGATTGTATTAACGAATTAGTAAAAGCATTTTGTGCTACAGTTACTTGGTCAAGTTGAAACTTGAGACTACCTGCTTTAGCTTGTAAGTCTCTTATTTGATTGATAAAGTAACTTTGGTCTTGAGATAAGTCTTCTTCTTTATACTCTGTACCATCAATAGTGATTACATTCGCTGTTTGTTCACTCATGCTGTGTATCCTTGACCTGCTGTGATTGCAGAGTTAACTGCTGTCATATCTTCATCTGTCCAATAGTCTTTAGCCACCATAATCTCTAAGTGTGCTACGTTCCTATCAACACAGTCTTGTTTGTCTTCAGCTTCATCATCTGCCATTGCTGTTCCTGCAATGATAGCATTGATAAGGTCTACTGAGTGACCCATAGCTGTGTAGTCTTGTGCTATTTCTTCTGCTGTTTTTTCTATGTCTGGCATTTTATTCTCCTTTTAAGTTATTAGCCATTTTCTAATGCACTTAGTCGTGCTTCAAGTGCGTCATTCTTTGCTGACAGTTCTTGTATTGCTTTTGTTAACATAGGTATAAGTTCTGATGGTGCTAATCTTTGTCTTCCATCTGACTCATCTTCTGACCACATTTCAAAACCATTTTGTATTTCAGAATGGTTATCTATTACAGATTTAACTTCTTGTGCAATAAAGCCGTGTTGTACTTTATCACCTCTACCCATAACTCTTTCATCAGAATTAGCAACATATGCTCTATGGTTAGATGGAACATCTTTTTCTTTTTTCCATTTAAATGTAACTGGTCTTAAATCATTTATAAAAGATAAACCTGCTGTTGATGTAGTTATTTCTTCTTTATATCTTTCATCTGATGGTGCTGTAATAGAAGTGCCACCAAATGCTATATTAGAATCTGTTCCATCTTTACCAAATGTAAAGTTGGAATCTCCAGTTCCAATAACATTATAACCCATAACTATTTGGTCACTACTAGTTGTAGATGATGTATCAGCAAAAGAACCAATAACAGTATTTCTATTACCATTAGTATTTCTGTCATGTGTCATAGTTTGAAAACCAAGACAAGTATTATAAGAGCCATCTGTTATATCTTGACCTGCTCCGTGACCCACTAATGTATTAGAAATTCCAGTTGTTATGGTTAATCCTGCATTGTAACCAAGTGCTGTACAATCAGTAGCTGTAGTTAAGGCATTTAAAGATTGATGCCCAATACCAGTATTGTCAGAACCAGTAGTACAATTTGTTAGAGCAGTTTGCCCGATGGCTACGTTATTAGCTCCAGTGGTATTGTCATATAGTGCCTGAAGACCTATTGCTATGTTGCTAGATGCTGTGGTGTTGTTTGCTAATGCTTGATGACCTAATGCTACATTACTAGCACCAGTTGTGTTTCCATATAAAGACTGATACCCAATAGCAGTGTTGTTTGATGCTGTGGTGTTTGAAAACAAAGACTGCGAACCTACTGATATATTAAACCCACCAGTTGTATTTGCACCTAATGAATGTAAACCAACTGCTGTGTTGTTCGTACCACTTGTATTTGCATCTAAAGACACAGACCCAACGGCTGTATTATTATTACCTGTATTTGATAATAAAGCATTTTTACCAACTGCTGTATTGTTTGATGCTGTGGAGGTACTGTTTAATGTATTTTGCCCAATAGCTACATTACTTGCTCCAGTCGTAATTCCATTTCCTGCTTGATAGCCCAAAGCAGTATTGCTTGTACCTGTAGTAAGATTATACATAGACTCAAAACCAACTGCTGTATTGTAGGTTGTTTGTCCACCAGTAAAGTTTTGTGTGTATAATGCAGAATATCCTATAGCTACAGTTCTGTTGCCTGTAGTGTTTGAACGTAATGAGTTCATACCCAATGCAGTATTGTTTGCACCTGTAGTATTACTGTAAAGTGAAGCCGTTCCCATAGCTGTATTATTTGATGCTGTGGTATTTGAGATTAAAGCATCACCACCGAAAGCCACATTGTATTGACCAGTAGTGTTGTTTTTTATTGCTTGATATCCAACTGCTGTGTTGTAAGTTGCTGTGGTATTTTGGTCTAAGGCATCAAAGCCGACAGCAGTGTTATAACTTCCTGTAGTGTTAGCGTCTAAAGCATCTCTACCAACGGCAGTATTATGAGTACCTGTAGTATTCACAAGAAGTGCAGTATGACCAACAGCAGTGTTATAATTACCTGTAGTATTTGCTGATAAAGCATTATAGCCTACAGCAACTAGTTCTATACCAGTGGTATTGCTTTCTAATGATGTTGTTCCTACAGCAGTATTTTCAGCAGCTGTATTAGCAGTCAGTGAACCCCAACCAACTGCTACACTGTCATTAGATGTAGTGTTAGCATCAAGAGCATTCATTCCTACAGCTACGTTTCTAATTCCTGTAGTATTTGCAAATAGTGAATTATAACCCACTGCCGTGTTGTTTGATGCTGTGTTATTATATAAAGCACCTTGCCCTAATGCACTATTGTTAGAACCCGTGCTGTTTAACCCAAGAGTGTCTCTTCCAAACCCTGTATTAAAATTGCCCGAAGTATTAGTGGTTAAAGATGCGTGTCCTACAGCCGTGTTGTAGTTACCCGATGTAAGTGCATCAAGTGCTGCATCACCCAATGCCACATTATTCGTACCAACTGGATAATTGCCATCCAACTTAATAGTACCGCCGTCTATGCTGACATTACCAGCTACTGTAAGTCCGTCTGTAACTGCCGTGCCTGTTACGTCAATGCCTGTTGAGGTAGTAGCTAGTTTAGGACTAGCATCGTGGTAAAGTGTTACTGCACCATCAATATCAAAAGTAGCCATCAACTCTGATGTTCCTTTATCAATACTTACACCAGTGCCATCACTTGTTATATGTAGCTTCCCTGTACCAACGTCTCGTACATAGCTATTTGTAGCATTGTGATAAATCTGTAAGTCAGCACTGTCACCTAACTTAATGATATCATTGTCACCCATGTTAAGGTGAGTTTGTAATGTTGTCTCACCTTGTACGTTGAGTGTGCCGTCTATATCAGTGTTATCAAGATTGGTTGTTCCATCTATGTCAGCGTTTCCACTAACATCAAGAGAACCAGCATCAACCTCACCACTAAACGTACCTGTAGTTGTGTCAATAACAGTTGCAATTATATCAGCAGGTTTCTTACCTATATATGGCATATTATGTTATCTCCATTATACTCATAGTAGCACTAATCTTATCAGCTATAGAAGAAGAAACTTTTACTACGTCTGTTGTCTCTACAACTATTTTATTACCAGACATAATCTCTAAACTACCACCAACTGGAATAGGAGCATCTTTAATCACAGTTGATGTAACACTTGCACTTGTATCTTCAATTTCAACGGTAGCCGATACTTGAGCCGTATGAACATTACAAAGAGTCAATCCTAATATTATAGTGGTTGTCGAACTAGGAACTGTATACAAAGCATCTGTCTGATTAGCAGTTGTAGACATCACTGCATTGTTTACTAATTTAAATGTATTTGCCATTCTTTATCTCCTATCCGAGAGCAATCGCAAGGGCAGTTGCTTCATCAGATGCTTCTGTTAATGTTGTTGCACCTATATCATTCAATACCTCACTAGCACTGCGACCCTCTACACTTGTGCCATTTATTCTTAAAAAATCATCATCTGCTACAGTAGAATCTGCTACCAAAGTATTACCACTTGATATACCAGTATTTGTTAAGGCGGCTGTACCAAGACCAAGTGATGTTCTGGCAGTAGCTCCAGATTCTGCTACAAAATTATTTCCGTCACCTACAATAAAGTTTCCATCAGTTACGGCAAGTCCTGCAACATCTTGTAGTTGTGCATCTAATCTTGCATTAGCAACTGTTCCTGTAAGTTGACTTGCATCAATGCTTTTATTTGTTAAAGTTTGTGTGCCAGATAAAGTTGCTACAGTGCTATCAATAGCTACAGTAAGTGTATTAGAAGAACCACTTGTATCAATACCCGTGCCACCTGCAATATCTAAAGTTTCACTATCTAAATCTATACTTAATGCACCACCTGTATCACCTTGAAAGTCTAGGTCTTGTGCAGTTACTTGAGCATCTACATACGCTTTAATAGATTGTTGTGTTGCTAAAGATGTTGCACTGTCAGAAGATAATCCATCTTCATCAAGAATAGCTGTAACTGTTGCACCACTAGCTAGTTTTAAATTACTGATATTTGTTACGTTACTTGCATCTAAAAACACTGCCTTCGCAGCTGGTAATGTGCAGAAAACTGTTCTTGTACCTGCCGCCCAATTCACAGCACTACCAGAATTAGAACTGGCTAGTATTGTTGTTCTTGCTAATGTGGTACCAGAAGCAGTAAAAGTACCAAGACCAACCTCAAAATCTGTGTTGTCGGTACAAGCATAATATGTTGTATCTCCATCACTAAGATTGGCAGTAAAAGTCTCAAAACCAGTAACGGCTCCACCTAGGGTATAGGTACCCGTTCCACTGGTAGTGGTTGTTTCTTTTACTCTATCTGATATTACTAGTGCCATTACTTCAACTCTATTGTCAGATTCCCTGCATTAATTCTAAATATATCACCATCAGCTATTACTTTATTAACATCTAATGCACCTACAAATAAAATATTACCACTTGTTAAAGCATCTGCTACAAATACATGTGTTATTGTTTCTGTTGTGCCACCAGATGCTGGGTATTCAATACTAGCAGAGTTAGTGGCAGTTTGGGTGTCTGTTGAATCATCACCTATTGTAGTCCAGTTTGCAGCTGTTACTTGTTGTCTTGCATAGTTTGTAAATGTCGCTTCTGTTAAAGAACCTGTTTCTGCGGCAGATACGGCTGTTGCTAGTCCTACATAAATACTGTCTCCTGGACTAGAAAAGCTAAGAGAGTTATTTTTGAATATATAATGTAATATCCTTCTCTCTAAATAATTGGTTGCTGCATTTGATGTTGCCATTTTTAACTCCTATGTTCTTGGTCTAGAAGGTAGACCCATTCTATAGCCATCTGTGTTTTCTCTTGCTTCTCCAAAGTCTTTTAATCTTTCTATATAAAAAATGTAATTTTTTTCATATTGAGCTTGAACATCTGGCTCACCTTTCATAAAGTTGTATGCCTCTATTAAAGAACCATAAAGCAATGCAAAAGGTGCATTTGTACTAATCCAAGTTGTGCCACCATCAGCTCCTGCGGTCAAACTATCTGGTCTGTAATAATAATGTAACTCAACAGTGTAGTTTGCATCAGGAGTTGGTGCTACAATAAAATTAGAAATATCAAACTGTGCATAATACCTTGGCTTTCCTGTAGAAGAAGAACCATTGTAAGCCTCTTGTAAAAAATTAACATCTTTATGAAGCAAAAATTCTTCACTACCTGCTGTAGTTATTT